ACATGGAGCTTAGCGGTTTCGGCGCCGGCATGTATGACCGTGTTAATAATGCAGCCAATTCAAACAAAGTTAGCTATAATGTGGTTAAAGCTTGTATTGATTCCGCGGCTGCAAAGATAGCGAAACAACGTCCTAGGATTGTAGCGCTAACGTCCGGCGGTAGTTGGAGCTTACAGCAACGATCTAAGAAATTGAGTAAGTATCTTGCAGGTACTTTTTCCGACATTAAAGCCTATCCTGAGATGACAAAAGTTTTTATTGATTCGTGCGTATTCGGCACCGGAGCGTTAAAAGTTTTTCAAGACGGCGAAAAGATTAGATGTGAGCGCGTATTCATTAACGAATTAGTTGTGGATGATGCGGAATCTATTTACGGAATGCCGAGACAAATGCACCAAATTAAATACATTAATAGAGACGTGCTATGTGGCATGTTTCCAGAGTTCAAAGGAAAAATCCTATCATCCAACTCAGGAATGAGTGTAGATTCTTCCTCAACTTCATCATACGCCGCCGATCACATTTTGGTTAGAGAATCGTGGCACCTACGGTCTGGGAAAAATGTGAAAGATGGAAAGCACGTTATCTCAATAGAAAATTGTACACTCCACAGCGAAGATTTTGATAAAGATGAATTTCCATTTATCTTTTTGCGCTGGAGCAATCGACTACTAGGATTTTTCGGCGCTGGAATTGCGGAAGAACTAATCGGGTTGCAAATTGAGATAAATAAATTACTTAGGGATATTCAATCCGCTCAAAATCTAGCGTGCGTGCCTAGGATACTGATTGAATCAGGGTCAAGCGTTGTAGAAGATCACATTAACAATAAAATCGGCTCAATTATAAAATACACCGGCACCGCGCCAACAATCGTCACGGCAAACGCTATGCCGACCGAACTTTATCAACATCTTGAAACGCTGTACGCAAAATCGTTTCAAATAACTGGAATATCCCAACTCTCGGCGTCGTCTCAAAAACCGGCAGGACTAAACTCGGGCGTAGCGCTAAGAGAATATCAAGATATCGAAACGGAACGCTTTAGCCTAATCTCTCAAGCATACGAAGATTCTTTTATTGAGTTAGGGAATAGATGTATCGTTCTCGCGCAGGAATTATCCGAATCAAAAAAAGATCTATCGATGAATGTGGTCGGAGCTAATTTAGTTGAAGAGATAAAGTGGAATGATATAAAGGTTGGAAAAAATCAATTCATATTACAACTATATCCAGCGTCCTTATTACCTACACAACCTTCAGGAAGGTTACAGCGTGTTCAAGAATTGCTTCAATCTGGATTAATTAATCCCATAACCGCTAAATCATTGTTAGACTTTCCTGATGTTGAGGATGCAATGGACAATGAGCTTGCAGAATACAATGATATTAACGCAACTCTTGAATATATGTTAGAGACGAAAGAATATTCTGCGCCCGAGCCGTTCATGAATCCAGAGTTATGCATTACTATTGCTAAATCACAATATTTGAGAGCGAAGACTAAAAAAGTGGACGAGTCTGACCTTGAATTATTTCGTAGATTTATTGAGGATGCTGCAGCGTTAGTGCAAAACGCAATGCCGCAAGAACCTGCACCGCCGATGGGTGCAATGCCGCAAGAGTCATCGCCTATGGCGGTCCCCGAAGCGCTTCCAATGTCTGATCTTATTCCGCAAGTATAGCATTTAGCCCAGAATTATAAGATTAAATAATATTATTAATCGAATGCACAATTACGTGCTTAAAAGATAAAAAAAAGAGGTACTTTATGAGTGATTCACAACAATCCGCCCCATCGGCAGCCCCGGCTTCAGCGGCGCCAGAATCGGAACTATTACTAGGAATTCCCCAAAAAGACGCTGAAAAACAGCCCGAAAAGACCGAAGAGGTGGATTACTCCTCAAGATTCGCCGCGCTTTCAAGACGTGAAAAGCAATTGATCGACAAAGAGCGCAGAATCAAAGAGATGGAGTCAAAGTACAAGGACAACGACTCTAACTACAAATCGTGGGAAGAAAAAAAAGCAAACTTTAAAAAAAATCCCGATTCTATTTTTGAAGAAGTGGGTATGACTTTCGACGAGATGGTAAACTTTAAACTCGGAATCGCCGCAGAGGAAAAAGTTCCTGGTCCTGATGACATGTACAAAAAACTAAAGCTGGAGCTTGAGCAAGACTTCGATAGTAAGGCTAAGGCTAAGGAAGAGCTGGAGCAGAAAACTAAAAAAGAAGCTAGAGAACAACAAAATGCCCAGACCATAGAGAACTTTAAAACCGAAATCGTTGAAACTGTAAAAAGACAAGCTGATAAGTACGAGCTAATTAATTATCAGGGCAACTACGATTTAGTGTACGACGTTGTACAGCAATACTTTAACGAAACAGAAGAAGTGTTATCACTTGAGCAGGCTGCGGATCACGTAGAAGCTTATTTAGAATCACTAGTTGAAGGCGCTACAAAGTTGAAAAAGTTCCAATCAAGATTCGCGCCAAAATCGGAGACACAGCAACCGATTGAGGGAGCATTCAAGACAAACCCAGGGCAAGAGCAAACGCCAAAAACTTTAAGCAATGCACTCACTTCTCAAAATTCCAGCTATAACAGCGATTCTGTTAGCGTTGAGGAAAGTAAGAGACGAGCGGCGGCTTTATTGCGCTGGAACAAGTAAACGCAAAAACTGACAATAGTGTCGGTGGATGCACAAAAAATTTTAAAAGGAATACCTTATGGCTCTAGATCTTACCTCATTTGATGCTGCCCTCAAGCAACATTACACGTCCGACATGGTTCAAAACATGGTATACAAAGATAATCCATTTTTAGCTTTAGTTGCTAAATATGAAGACTTTGGCGGAAGAAATTTACCAATCGTTCTAATTTATGGTAACCCACAAAACCGATCTGCTACTTTCGCTACAGCACAAGCCGGAACATCTAACTCTAAATTAGAGGATTTTATTCTTACAAGAGTAAAAGATTATTCTATCGCAACAATCGATAATGAAACTTTAGAAGCTTCAAAAGGTAACGCTAACGCATTCATGGAAGCGGCTACTGTTGAAATTGATGGATCGATTAACTCTCTCACACGTTCAGTAGCTATCTCTTTGTTTAGAGATTCGTCTGGTTATGTTGGACAACTTAGTGCTGAGCCTGCAGAAGTTGCTTCTCCATTTGTTATTCAATTGAAGTCTGCTGAAGATGTTACAAACTTTGAACTCGGTCAAGTACTTGTAATTTATGCTGCAAAATCTGGCGGTTCAGCACGAACGTCAAACGGAGCTACAGCTAGTTTTCCAATTGTCGGAATTAACCGATCTACTGGAGCGTTAACTGTCACAGGAGCATATGATGCTTCTGGAAATATCGCAGCAGATGATTATATTTTTGTTAACGGAGACAGAGGTTTAAAAATTTCTGGCATGGAAGGTTGGGTTCCAGCTTCTGCTCCGACATCAGCAGCATTTTTCGGTGTTGATCGTTCGGTTGATACTCGTTTAGGTGGATTACGTTTGAATGGAACATCGCTTCCAATCGAAGAGGCTCTCATAAACGGCGCTTCATTGTGTGCGCGTGAAGGTGGAAAAATCGATCACTTTTTCATGTCATATGGTAAATATGCTGAACTAGAAAAAGCTCTCGGCTCTAAAGTTCAGTACATTGATCTTAAAGTAAACCCGGAAGTTGGTTTTCGTGGAATTATGGTTAACGGTCCTCGCGGTCCAATTAAGTGTATTCCTGATCAAAACTGTCCTGCTACTACAGTTTTTGGTGTTCAGTTAAATTCTTGGAAACTTTACTCTCTTGGTAAAGCGGTACGAGTAATTGATTCTGACGGTCTTCAAATGTTACGTCAGTCAAGTGCTGACGGAGTAGAAGTGCGTTACGGATTTTATGGTAACTTGGGGTGTAATGCTCCCGGACATAACATCAACATTTCTGTCTAATTAGTTTTTATAAGGAAGGGGGAAACCCCTTCTTTTTTTTACGGTCAATTAATCTCATGCACCGTACATGGGCGATTCTACAAAATGGGGATTCTGTAGGTTGTAACCATACCCACTCGAAAGAGTAAAGGAATTTTTTTATGGCTAATCGACGTTACAAACAATTTGCAGGATACTTAGAGTCAGGGATAGTAGAGCTTTTCGGCTCAATAACTATAGGTGCTTCTGGAGCAATCTCAGCATCAAGTCTTAAAGGATTTTCGGTTGCAAAAACTGCCGCCAAAACTGGTCGTTATACAATTACATTGGAAGATGTATATTCTTCTTTGAAAATGTGCAATGTTTCTCAAATAGGTGCTGCTGATGCAGCGAGAACTTCTACGTCGGGTATTGTTGTATCATTGAGAAATGATGCTGTAAGTACTACTAAAACTTTTGATGTTCAATTTTCATCAAATACAGATTTAGCAGATGCTAACGTTACATCGGGCGTTGTTGTTTATTTTCAAATTGTATTAAAAAATTCTTCTCAAAACTTTTAAGGAGTATTTATGATGATGCTGCCGGATAAGAAAAATGCTGCCTCTCTAATCGTTGCCAAAATTAAACCTGGTAAAGAAATGGATGAAATGAAGGAAGTAGAGTCAAACGCTCCACTCTCTGACTTTTCGGCGGCTAAAGAAGATGCTGCAAAAAAAATGATGGAAGCTTTGGAAAAAAAAGATGCCAAAATGTTTTCTTCTCATTTGCAAGATTTTATGGACATGTGCGAAGAAGGTGAATCTTCCGAGTACGAGTCTGAAATGGAATAATTGAAGGCGCTTAGGCGCTTTCATTTTTTGAGGAGTATACTTTATGGCGGAAACGCTTTCCTCGCTACGGACCAGAGTTCGTGCGCGAGCCGACATGAAAAATAGTAGTTTTGTAGAAGATGATGAACTAAATCAATATATAAATTCCTCTTATCAGGAGCTATATGATATTCTTGTGTCTTCGTTCGAAGACTACTACACTCTAGCTCCGGTGCTTTTCTCAATTACATCGGGAAACACCTACGCGCTTCCTTCTAATTTCTACAAACTTCGTGGAGTAGATGCGTCCCTTGACGGTTCAAATTTTTATACAATGCAGCCGTTTGATTTTGCCAGTAGAAATAACTATTCGCAAAACCTTGGCGTTTTAAATAACGGTCAATATCAAAACCAATACCGGATTGTAGGTGATAATCTTTATTTCACACCGGAAGATAGCGCTACAGGAGATTACCGCTTATGGTATGTACCTCGCGCAACAACTCTAACACTTGATGCCTCAACTCTCGATGGTATCAATGGTTGGGAAGAATATGTCGTAGTCGATGCAGCGAGAAAATGTTTAGCT